TAGGTACGAAACTGATAATTGCAGATTATAACAAAATCATAAGATTTCTTACATCTCGTTATAATTTGCAATTTATCATAGATACTTCATAGATGGCAATCCAGGGCGCAATTCAATTATAATAAGTCAAAATCATAGTCATCGACTTCATCACCAAGGTCTATCTGTCCGAATATATTGACTTTGAGATCTTGATTATTTTGTATAAATTGATCTATTCGTTCATTGATATTAAGATCAAAATTCATCTGTATATCTTGAAGATGAGTTTCGATCTCCATATCTAACGGATTATCCTTATTATCCACAATTCCATCATTCACAAATCCTTCAAGATCTGTAAATAATTTCTCGAAATCAATCTCTACAGGATCTAATCCGGCCATTATGTCTAAATCACGTAATGATTCTGGATCTTTGATCTCCTTGTATCTTTGCTTTTCCTCTACCATCTTTACAAGTTCATGTCTTATAGATTCGATGTCTACTACAGTTAATTCACCGTGTAATATTAGTCGTCTGTATCTACTGAATTTGTAACTGATCATTCTATATATTTTCAATATCTGCGTATAATACTTATGATGATGTACTCCTCTTTGCAAGAATAAATGGCAATAATTTACTCCGAAAGAATAATTGTCATAATAAGCACTTAGGATTAATAGCTTTATTGCTGTTTGATATTCCTGCTGACGTAAAGTATTTGATGAAGCACTATTCATGTCGTGCAATCTTTTAATTGCAACGAGATCATCGAATGTCTTAAACTCAGATATTTTGAAGAAACTCCTTAGGCCTATAATTACATTGCATTGTGACCTAACTTCGGCTACCGGATGATGAGTTCGGAAATACTCAATAAGTCTTAGATCATCTTTGATGAAATCTAGCTCATGTATTTCTGGATACCCGACATTCATCATTTGTAAGTGCTTTATATGATAAGGTAATGATGTATCACTTACGTTTCCAATATCATTAATACTCCTATCTTGATATTGCGGCTCCTGTGTAACAGATAGATGCTCAATCGTATTAATATACATATTAATTTCATCTTCTTTGCAGAAATCTTTAATGAAGAATAATTTCTCAGTCCTATGAATTTCAGAGAAAAATCGGTCCAAATAATATCGTTCACTCTTCAATCTACTCCGTTTACAAAGATCCTTAGCCAACTCATAATCGTCATAATTATCTTCAAGATAAATACTCGCTGAGTTATTCTGAAAGTTATGCAATCTTAGTGTTCTATTCCTTGGTCCTAATAATCTTGTATAAGCTAGAGCTAGACTTCTAAAGGCAGTAGTATATTTCATAGATATATTCTCATTAGTTGTGATCTTATTACCTGGTACTCCTACTAAGTATATCTGATACGGTTTTAATTCTGAGTTCATTGGTGCAAATAGATAATGGTCATAGATTGGGATACCTTGTAAATTCTCCTGTATATAATCTTTGACGATAATTGAATTGACTCTTATGCTATACGCTAGATTATTTTCTTCCAAAAATAATATTATGTCTAATATGTTCAGTTCTTTCTCGCCTGTAAATGATACATCAATATGTATCCAATCATAATCGGTTATAAATTTCAGTGTCTTCATATCAGTTAAATCATATTGGATATCATGTCTTACCTTCGGATGATATCTTACTCTTGTAAATGTATCCAATATGGCAAAACTATCAGATGATATGGGCATGTTTCTCGTTGCATAAATAAAGTCTCCTCTTCCAGCTGTTAAATCACACACCTTAACTGACTCATCCAAATTGAATATTTGGATTAATTTTCTCCATAATGCATATTGTGGAATTAAAGAATCGGAACCTGTAATACTTTCAAAGATAGAAGGATCAGATCCAATATCTGTACATTTTCTTGCATACGTGAAGAGTGCTCTTGCATCCTCAAATGTTTCCATAGCTTTGTAAGGCAATTCAAATTGTTCGTATTCAACAGAGTCAGCAGTCATTTCCATGTCTTCTTCTCCTGTAAGTTCAGTATGTGCCTTTAGATTTGGTAATCTTTCGGGAACAATTATGTCTGCAAGATGATTATCATTAGAGATCTCTAGTAATACCTGCTTAATTTCATCACGGCTCTTCCTCGCAATTGTTTCAATATAATCTGTCCCAACTATTATCATTTGAACCATCAATTCAGGAGTCAATAATGTAGACGACATCCTGCCTACTGAATTATTCATGTATTCTGTTAATGAAGAAGGGGCATCAAAACTAATCTCACCGTTTTCTCTTTTGACCTTGAAGTGGAATAGAATTATATATTCACTAATTAGTGCAATAGCAAGCTTCTTCCTATAACCTTCATGTTCATTCAATATATTTTGATACCTTGCATTTAATTGGTCTAGTTTCTGGCTACCTCTTTTCTTTCGAAATAAATCCCCATATCTTTTAACCATGGCTTTATGGTAGACATCTTTGGGACGGAAGTTCTCAAGATACTCAAGACAATGAGATTGGATACTATAATTAACTGTGTCCTGCTTACTTATTATCGTTGCCCTTCTCTTCTTTACCAATGCATTTCTAAGATACAACTTGATTGATTCTAACTTCTCGAGATCACTCATGTTATTGAATCTTTCATTTATTGTATCTATCTTCTTGACTAATGGTATCCATAATGGATAATCGATTGTCTCCGGCATTATTGTCATGTATTCCCGATCTAATGACATAGAATATGAGAATACTAGGTCTTCTATCAAGTCATCTCCAAGTTGTAACTTTGTATTATCAACTTCTAAGTTTGGAATTAATGCTAGATCATTCTGTTCTTCGAGTGTTAAGTAGAAAGTGGCTAAGAACCGATATCTCAATAAGTGGAATGTGTGTTTCCGTAATTCGCCATAACATGTAAATTTATCCTTTACTGTGCAGTTTGATCGTTTTGGCTTAATAAATTGTACATCTGTGAATGTCGAGAATTTGGAAAAATCCCATATCATCTTGAATCTCACGGTGGTTCTATCTAAATCTCTTGTTAATGCACATAGTAGCAATCTCAATCTAACATAATCGAAATTGATATTACTATCTACCCATTCTCTTGCTGCAATCAGATATTGATTCATATCGACTGTATATTTTAATGATCTGTTCATCTCTGATCTTAAATAAGATGTGCTATTAAATCTCATGTTCGGGATTCTATGTAGAATTTCTCCACCTGTCTCATTAGGACTGTAATTCCATAATTCTAGTAATGTCTGATTTGTTAGAGTACTGAGAGCTAAATTACATGCCTTGACAACATCTAACTCTGAAAATTCATTCTTTGAAATAGTTTGAATGTCAAATTTTGTCAATATCCACTTTGTAACTGCCACTAATCTCGCAGCTAATAATTCCTCTTTATTTCCTATTAATCTATCATCATCAATAATTTCACCCTTATAAAGAATTTCATTGCCCATATCTGGTGTATCGTATACTCTCCGTCCATTCTCGAAATGCTGCGGGCTACATTGTCTGACTATAAACAATCTAGAATAATCTTCTACTTCTTCCAATTTATCATCATATAAAGGTTCATCAACTTCGATCATATTAATCAAAGGAAACATCTTTGTTCTTCTCTTTATCAAGACTTCAATTATATCTGAGTTAATATCCATCCATGGATGTAATATATCCCGTTTTATCGAGGACATGCGGATATTATCTAGAGATCTTTGGCAAACAGAATTGCGCAATCTACTTATAGATCTCACATTTGATAAGAGTCCAGAACTAGTTTCTATCTTATTTATCAACAAATCAAGAAAATGGACAGAAGTATTCTCATAATAGAATTGAGCAATTCTATTATGATAATTGTCTCTAAATATACAGATGATATTCTCTTTGATCTTTTGTCCCTCTTCTTCTAGTTTAATCAGCATCCTTACCATTTTATTCTTAGTCTTATATTTTACCATAGATTTAATTGCGGACGATATGCTGGTATTCACAGTTGTGATCTTTGCATCTGATGGCCAATAAGTATTGATGATTCTAGACTCTTCTTTATTTATGTTACTATTCAGGTCTACTGTTAGCGTTGTGTTCATATATTTTAAAAAGTATGCAGTATTTGATGAATAATTGACTATCCATTCTTTCAAATAATGTAATGATTTTGACATTCCACTACTATGTCCAGATAATACTAAATTTATACAAAGTGAACCACCCAAACCACCAATGGAATCTGGTAGATGAGTCAAGAAGAATATCAGATCCTGGATAAAAGGATCATATACCTGGAGGTATAGTAACCTATCAGCACTATCAACAAACTTCTCATCTGCAACAGGAAGACCATAATTTTTCTTCATTATTCTTTCGATTTCAATTTTTGGTATATCAGCCTTTCTTCTTCCGATATAATGTGCAATATCATTCCTAACTCCTTCAAGTGCATTATCAAAACCTGGACCTAATAGAAAGGATTGATCATCTTTAATCTGATATAACAATGTGGCCAACTTGATGGGTAATTCTTCACTTGATATCATTGAATTTTCCTGTGGTCTTGCTAGTAGCATATGGGGTAATCTTGCAAGTAATAATCCAATCTTATAGTTTTTGAGATATATGCAGGTACTCATATGGTTGCTCATTTCTAATGCACTAGATATAGATGAACAGATTCCGGCTACTTCTAAACTGTCTGCCATCAACATAGGATTATTTGCTCCACTAGTAGATATTAATTTCTTTAATGTTGAATCGGATCTAATCCCATCAGCATAGTGTTGTCTCAATATTGTTACTCTATGCTTCGATAAATTAGTTTGACTCATCTTTACTATCATTCCAAATTTGATGAAATGATTCATGATCACTTTAAACATAGATTGTATGGTCGATTCTGTTGCTTGAGGAATATGTATTATAGCATTCACATCATCTGAATAAGTCATTGATGTTACTAGATCTATAGATGTCATATATCTTAATAATTTTATACATAACATTGTGTGCATAGTCCACAATGGGTTTAACCATCCTTCAATTCCTCCAAGCTGTCCATTACTTAATGTAACATCATCAAGATATTCATCATAATGATAGACATCTAATACTCCAAAATAATCAGGTAAAGTAGACCATCCTCTTTCACCAAATAGATTACCGCAGAATTCAGCAAGTTCTGCAGTATTGCCTTTTTGCATCGATTGATTATGTCCTTCTATATCAAGTAACAAGGAATAATTTTCAGTTCCGATAAGACTCTGTGCAGCTCTATGTAAAAGCTCTTTTCTTTGTTTATCAGGAGGTGTCATCAATTGTTCATCAAAGTATGATAATGCTTTCTTTATTTTTGTTGCTACAACACTAAGGGCGTGTTTGTTAGATAATTCTCCGTTACCGAATAATCTAGCTTCTAACTTTTGTTCTCTCTCTTTCTCAATGAGTCGTGCAGGATATTTAGTTTCATATGTCTCATTGTGCTTATTTGTACTGTAAACCTTCTGTTGTTTCGGTAAAAATGGAGCATCAGCAAAGAAATCTTTTAATATATAGTCTTCAGTTTCAATAACTTGTAATAATTCCTTTCTACTATCTCCTGGACCAAAGTGTATGTCCTTCTTCAGAGCACCTTTATCTTTCGCAAATTCTAATGCATCATCAGTCATAGTATTATCCATACAATTGAAGATAGTTACTTGATCCCACCAGCTTAATGGTAGTGCCATTATCGTCTTAATATCATGTTTATTGATTAAAACTTTCAATAATGATATCTTGTCGATATCTCCCTCCAAATTTGGATAAGTCTTATGTTTCTTACAATATGATAAGAAAAATTCTTGTTTAGCAAGACGTGTAATCTGTTTTACAGCAATGTCATCCATTGGTCTTGGTGTATGAACTCTTTTTAGAAATTTCATAACTCCAGCCTTCCCATCAACCTCTGCATAGAATATAAACTTATGTAATGCTGATGCTTCTTGCATTTGATTCCTAGACATTTTCCTACAAATAGAAATCATGCGACATAAGATAGATTTCTTATCATACCAAAGATTTTGTCCGGATAACAATCCTAGGATGATCTCAAATGGATACTCACATTTGGATAAGTCTTTGTCGTATTTATATATCTCAAATCCAACTTCAAGGATTGGCTTCCAATTCATAGCGAATGACTCATCATAATCAGACATCATTAATAGGAATCCCTCCATTGTTTTCATGAAATTCACAGCAGTATTATGATGATATTTAGGCAAAATCATTTCCTCTAGCAATAGAATAAATTCATTGGCCCATTCATATTCATTCATCATTCTAATTACACCTAGATTGTTCATGATATCTGCCACTGTAAAGATATAGTCAAGATAGCTCACCGGACCAACAAACCATGTATTATCTCTTCCTGTATACATTGAAAAGTGGCCACCTGAAGCACAGATTATAGATGTATAATCATTATTACTAGTTCCATATAAATACGAGAAATCTAGGTATAATCTGAATTCGGGCTCATCACTGATTATCTTCTCAAGATTCAATTTTGTAGCACTTTCTGCGTTAGCGCGACCGATAAATACTCTCAATCTGTGAATGGCAACTAAAAGTGATATGAATGGTGACTTTGTGTGAGGTTTATGGGGTAGATTCATATTTGTTTTCGCCATTAAACTCAATTCATGATTTGTAGCTCTCTGTGCATACGCTGCTGATGAATTATGAATCATATCAGATCTATGGCTGAACTTTGCAGTGATCATTGTCTTTAAGATGTTAATATCAGTGGTGATAATTGGATTGGTAATTCCCCATTCATTTGTAATTTGATCAACCATATTTTTGACTTTCTTGAGATGGTAGGAATGATGATTGTGCACATATTCTAATTCTTTCTCATTGTTAGTTTTAAGATAATTCTTAATCTCAGCTGGATAAGGCAAGAGCGGATTATTGATCCTAGAGGGAAGTCGAATCTGTCCGATGTTGTCACGAATGTTTCTCGGCGTAGGTCTTTGTGCTTTCAATTTTTCGATTTTTGGAATAACATATTCAATTCCAACATCTTCGACTTGATCTGTTTCAAGATGATTGATCAAGGATTCAGGCAAAATACTCCTGAATTTAGTGACGTTGATAGCCGAGTTGTATTCAGGCATGGTGATGATATCTAGTTTTCAATTTGTAAGTTTTCTTTCCTTTATAAGAC